TCAAATATACATCTGTTACTTCAAAATAAGTAGTAGGGCTTCCAGCAGCAGCCGTGCCTGTAATAACATTAACATTTGACAAAGAAACAACGCTTGTTCCTGGTAAAATATTCGATGACGGATTACTTGCAGCATTTAAAGTTAAAATCTGACCAACTTTTACCTTCGAGGTCCAAGGAATTAGAAATCCACTCTGTGGCCAACGAGTTCCCTGGGTACCGCCAGTCCCAGACCCGTCGGGACCAAATCTGGTTGCCCACTGAATATAATTAGTATAACCAAGATTGGTATTAAGAGCAACAGGCGTTGACGATACAGTTACCCCAGGAACATTGGCGACATTAGCAATAGTGCGACCGATATGAGTATGTCTGACATTGTTATTGTTTGTCCAAACACTATATTGAGTCGATATCGAAGCACTGTTGGCCAATGGCGAGTTTTTAATCATGTGGAAATCTTTAATTCCACCAGTTGTAGTTGTTGATACAATGTTGGCAGTAAATCTTGCCTGAGAAATATTTGCATCGGTACGACCCACGACTTCAATTTGATCCCCAGGATTATAGCCAACACCTGTATTAACAACAGTATACAATCTTTCCATTGGAGGCCAAATTTCTGATGGTAACATCCAACCTAGCTGAGGATTAGGAGTAGCAACACCGCCCGAAGAACTAACAGTACTGTCAAAAAATGTAACGTTAACTGTTCGCATCGAACCTTGTGTTAATATTCCGTCGACTGCTTCTTTAATAGCGTCGCCCACGGTAACATAACCCATTTTTTGAACCGAATAAAATTGTTCTTGGGGTTTTCTAATTTCGTATGAAGTACGGATAGTAGCCATTATTATTTCACTCCTTGTCTGAACGCCTGCACGTTAAGAATTCAGATATAAAGTTATTTATCAAATTGATTTCGTTTATTTCCTGTTATTTTTTAAACTTGATTCCAGTTTCCATTGTTCCATATGTACAGCTTATTATTTGTAGTCAAATATGCCATTTTTCCGTTGTACTGTGTACCATCAACGGGCAAGGAATCAACAATGTCCAATGCGCGACGATTATCGGTTACCGCAGGATAATAATAAAAAGTTATAGTCACTGGGTCCGATGCTTGATATGGAGATAAGCTACTAATTGTCGCATAAACATTTGGAACCGGTGGCTCGTCCATATTAGCAAACACGTTATACTGCCTGCTTTGAAAGCTACTGCCGTCATTGAGAACCACTGTACCATCATCGGACAAATGATCCGGAGTTGCAATAAAAGTGTAAGGATTTGGGTCTGTTCGTTGAGCCGTTCCAAATACTTCAACTTTAACTGGACGACTAACTGTAACTCCATAAACTATAGAGCTTATACCTAAATTTAAAGTAAAATCAACACTACCAAATCCGGGCAAGGTATTAATTGTAGTCTGATATTTTCTACGATAAATTCCAGCTTCCGGGGCACCAGGACCCCAAATAGTTTCAAGACTGCCGCCACCAATGGCAGTTAAGACCTGACCAAAGTCTGGCGCAGTTGTAGGCAACTGATAAAGATTTCCAACTGTGATTGTGTTACCCACAAACAAGTTAGAAGAAATATTAGCTCGGCCAACTACGTCCAACGCAACATTAGGAGAATTAGTATTAATACCAATTCTTCTATTAGCCACATCTAAGTAAAGTAAATTACCGTCAATGGATAAATCAATGCCTTGACGTTCAAGATCACGGACCAACATTGGTCCAGAAATTCTACCTATAGCCATTATATCTTCCTAAGATTTAAAAAATTTTATCTCCTGGCTATTCCGTGCAATACAACAATACTATGCCCTTCGGGCGGTGGACTGGTAAACTCAAGAGTAGTATAATCAACCCGGTAAGCAACTCCAGGATTTTGAAACACGTTACCGATAAAAACTAACATTAGTATTTCTTCACCAGGAAGATACGAATAACGCAACGGCCCAAAAAATCTTTCAACGTTGTTACCAATAAAAGTATCTTTGGCAATATCTCGAACTGTGGCACCAGATTGTATTCTCTGCCAATTATTTTGCGCAAATACTTCTAAAAAATTTAAATTTTGATTAAAACGAAACAAACCATCAACAGGTGAGTCGGGCCCAACTGAATTAGATCCAATTGGAACTCGTATGGAATAACTTCCAGATTTAAGTTCTTTATTTTTAATCAAGCGACCCATTTTAAATACCAATACTTGAAACTGTTGCGACAATCACAGGAATATTCGACGACGATGCTTGCGCAGTTGTTCTATAAGTCCACACAGTCGAGTCTGGACTGGTAGCTACCCTGACTGAATACCCCACTGCAACAAACTCAGATCTAACCGAGTTCCAAATTAAATCCATAATTCCAAAACTATTCCAAGGCAATGAATTCAACGAACTAATTTTTGTCCAGGTACCAGTTAAATCTTTGTAAAAGATGTCGGAACTTGCTGCTGCTACGTAAAATCCATAGCCAGATCTAAAAGCAACTGATCCTGCGCCAACAGTTGCAGCTTGCGCTATTGCAGCCATACCGGCATCATATGTCCAAGTTATGCCATCTGTGCTGGTTGCAATCTTATTGCTGTCGGCTGTAGACGCCATGTAACCTATAGACACTGACCCTGAATAAACAATATTTGTAACTCGAGTCGACGATCCCCATGCAGGATTTTGTGCAAGACTATTATAATATGTCCATGTCACTCCGTCGGGACTGGTGGCTATTTTTCCGCTATCGCCGCCGATCATAAACACTGTACCGGTCCAGATTGCTGACCATACTGTACTGGTACTCCATCCGGTACTAGCCAATCCTGACTGTATTGTCCAAGTTATCCCGTCGGTGCTAGTTGCTACCTTGGCATTATTTCCGACTGCCAGATAAACACTGCCATTATTAGTAATAGCATTAACATTGGTAGTACCCCAAGATGTCGATGACAAAGCAGTCTGATTAGACCAAGTTACGCCATCGTTAGAAACTCCAATCCAACCGTTGTTGCCAACTGCTACATATTTTTTCAAGGCTATACGAGTGACACCATTGACAGGATTACCCGATGGCCAGCCAATGTCAATTAAACCGCTACGATAAGTCCAACTCTCTCCAGTAGCACTAGTAGCAATTTTACCGTTGTCACCACCAACAATATATTCATTTCTGTCGCTGGACCAAAATACCACATTTACGCGATCACTGATACCCCAGGCTGTTTGACTAAGCCCGATGGCAGAAATACTACTCGGATCTACAATATTAGCGTGTAATGAATCACCGTTTTGTAACATTAATTTTTCAGAATCAATTACATAAGTATCGGTAGATGTAACAGGCACACGGCAATAGATCAAACGGTCATTTCCCGGAACACTACCGCTGGGTACCGCATAGATATTAAAATAAATCGTAGTATTTCCTGTATTACAAATATACATGGAGGTAATAACACTATTACCCATGCTAGTATAGATACTGCTCGGAGTAGTAGTTAGTGACGTACTATTGAGTGCCATAATTTATCCTATAAAACCAACGAGTAAATAATTGCCTTACGTTTGGTAATTAACTCTTCGTCGCTGACTGCTGAGTTAGACACATACAGACCCGACTGCCCAGTACCAGGGGTTTTCGCATATAACATTGTAGACCCGGCCACCGGTGCTACATTCCCAACAGTATTTTTAATTTCAATTCCTGCGTTTAACCCTGGTCGTAATATTATATTCTGATTGTTCGGCGATTGTATTTCATAACCGTTGACATTTAAATTACCACCCAGAAAAGGATTAATATCTGTTACAACGCCATCTAACAATGGTCTAAATAAGGTGCCATCATTGGTTACTTCCCAACGGTCCAATGTTTCATTCCATCTGACAGAAACTGTCGGTTCATTACCCCTTCGTACTTCAATGCCAGCATTTAAAATAGGTTGTCCAGAGGTAACATTTGCTGCCAGTGTAAGAATGTTGTCTGAAATTAAAGTTTCAATTGATCCTACATTTGTTTGATTACCAATGACAATTAGGTTACCGCGAATAGTTGTCGATCCTTGGCCATTGGCAGCATCAATGTAAACATTGCCATTGATTGATTTTAAATACCAATCGCCTAATACACGATCAACAGTAGACATGCAGATAAATCCTATTTTAGATATTTATCAAAAACTCTAGCTTAAAAAAAATGGCACCCGTAAGTGCCATTTTTAGATACAACGAATTGATTAGGTTAAATCAACATTACCTGCAAAGGCACTGTTTGTACCAGCTTCTTCAACTTGAACTGCATCGTCGCTAGTAGAGCTTGAGAAGTTCCATGGATAAGTGTTTCCGTCGCTAGCAGTAACTTTACGTGCAGCAATTTTAGTTACAAACAAATCTGTACCAGCATCGTTGGTAACAGTAATGCTCATTTGTCCGGCTACCAAGTTGGCATCGGCTACAGCAGCTAGTGTACAAACAGCTTCAGTTCCCGAAGCATCAACGCAGACAAACTTCTTTGAACCTTTTTGCTTGACAATAGCACCGTTTACACTACTTGTACCATTATGAAAACGAACACGTAGGTTATTGTTAGCATTAGCACCAAAAAGTCTTTTATTTAGAGGACGTCCCATTTGTTTCTCCTTATTTGTGGCGTTCCAGGCCTACGCAGTGGGCTACTGCATAAACTCTCTTTCGAGTGAACAATATATTTATCAGTTTTTAAGTTTTGCTAGTCCTAACAGTCTAAATAGTGTTAACCACATCCAGCCTGCATCAAATTCAAACCAACGCCTGCTCAACTTGGGGTTAGCAGGGTCAAGATGATGGTTATTATGAAGGCACTCACCGCCAACAATAATATCCCACGGAGTAATATTTCTGCTTCTGTCTTTGGTTTCGCCATTTCTATACCCCCACCAATGCCCAATGCCGTTAATCACGCCGGCAGCCCATAAAGGTATCCAAATCATTTGAACACCCCAGGTTAAAAGTCCCCACCATCCAAACAGTAGTACATTTAACACAAGTAATATAACAATGCCAATTCCATTGTAAGGCGTGTATAACTTACGCTCAATCCAATCATCAGGAGTGCCAACACCGTAAGCATTAACCATTTCACGATCTTTTGCTGCTTGTCCATATAAAAACGCACCTCCGAATAATACTCGCAGTATTCCAAATTGATGTGGGCTATGTGGGTCACCTGACTGCTCACAAAATCTATGATGCTTTCTATGTACAGCTACCCATTGTTTGGTAACCATTCCTGTGGTTAACCATAGCCAAAATCGCATAAAATGCTCAAGTATAGGATTGAATTCTATACCTCTGTGAGCTTGTCCCCTATGCAAATACAAGGTAACACAAATAATAGTAATGTGTGTTGCAATAAGAGTATAAACTACTTCACTCATAATAGTACTTATATGTTAAAAGAAAAAGGCCCCGAAGGGCCTTTAAAGGGTAAGTCCAATAACTGATTAGGTGAAAGATAGGTTGCTTACACCGATCTCTTCAACGTAGTCACCTGCGTTGCCTAGAGAACTTGCAGTATTGGTTAGCTCTACGTAGCCATAACGTGTCATAAAGCCAACTACTGGTTCGAAAGTAGCTGGATCTAGAACAACGCCAGAGCTCATTAGAGGTACATATGGGCAGTAGAATGCTGCGGCATCGGCCTCGCTAGAACCCTTGTAACCAACTAGAACAGCTTGGCTATCGCTAGCATAGCTGTCAACATAAACACGCATTGCACCGTTTAGTGTACCAACAAACTTAGTGTTGGTAGGTGCTTCGAAGGTACCTTCGGTTGTACGTGCAAATGCAGAAGTTGTTGCGCTCTGTAGTACTGTTAGAGCAGCTGGGCTTACAACGGCCCAGTTAGCAGCACCACGACGTGTGCGCTGTGCAACTAGGTTAGCAGCACGGTTGATTAGAACAGCTAGAGCAGCGTGCTCGTCACCAACGAATGTAGCTGTACCAGAAACAGCAGCTTGGTTGTAGCTGAATGTAGAACCAGCTAGAGCACGTAGGCTTGCTAGGATTTCCTGGTCAATTTCAACTGTGATTTCTTGAGCTAGAGCAGCCATGATTTCTGCTTCAACGTCCAAACCGTGCATGGCTTGTGCGTCTTGAGCAGCTTCGAAAGTCCAACGTGCGCTGAGCTTACGAGTCTTAGCTTCAACAACTTGCTTCAAAATCTGGACGTTGATCTTACGACCTGGAACGCCTTCTAGCGTAGCTGTTGCATCGGCCTTGCTGGTGCTTAGGTTACCAGAGTAAGCAGTTGCAATACGGAATGGGCTTAGTGCTTCGTCACCAGCTGTTGCACCATCGGTAGCGATAGTAGCAGAAGCAGTCTCAGCATAACGAACACGTAGAGTGTGGATCTGTGCAACAGGTCCAGTCATTGGCTGAACACCAACGATTTCGTTAGCAATAACTGTAGGCATAACACGACGAATTACTGGAAGGATAACACGGTTAAGTGTAGCAACTTGACCAGCACTGGTAGAACCAGCAGTGGCAGCTTCCATCAAGTTTTTGCGTGTGTTTTCTAAGATGATGCTCATCGAGGTACGACGTGAGCCTTGTAGGCCTTCAAGCAGGGCTTCTTTAGTCTCGCCCCAACGGCTTTCTAATAGTTCTTGTGTCATTTTATTTCCTTTAAGGTTTAACTATTTTATTTTAACCCTGCCAAACGTCTTAGCTCAACAACGTTGTTGTCAACAGTTGTTGGTGCTGCAACCTTAGCAGACTTATCCCCAGTTACTTCTACTCTCGACTCTGCAAGAACAGCCGGAGCTGTTTTTTCTTTTGCAGGTCCAGATGCAAGAACTGCTGGTAGATACTTATCAAATGCAGTCTTAAGTTTTTCAGTCTGCACTGATTCTAGTAGGTCACGCATTACTGCGGCCTTATCCTTGTTTAGAGTACCGAGAAGTCCATTCATGACTTCCTTACGATCGGAACTCTCTTTGATCACGCGAATTTCGCGATCTTTCGATTCGACAAGTTTTTCAGCTTCTACTTTGGCCTGTGCAGCCTCAACAAGCTGTTCTTGTTGTTGATCAATAACTTTCTTGAGCTTTTCTAGTTCACGATTTTCATTAAGATGAGTTAATGAAAATTCACTAGCAAATGCTTCAAAAATACGACGACCGAACATGTTCTCGCGAGCATGTTGGATGTCTTCCTTGAGTTGTGTTAGCTCAGCACCTAACTTGGTGGAAACCGATTCTTTGACTAGTCGTGCGCTGTTAGCAATAAAGCGAGTTTGTAGTTCGCTAAGTTTCTTCTTGGCTTCTGCAACCAAACGAACCTTAGTTTCAACCATAGCTTGCTTGTCTTGTGCAAACTCGCGAATTTCTTCTGCCAATGCCTTGACAATGAACTTTTCAAGACGCTGATAGTTTTCTTTCTGAATTTCGCGGTCACTGCGTAGCTCTTTGATTTCTTCAGCTAGTTTAGTAACCATGAAATCATTAAAGCGCCCAGCACTTTCCATCATGTGGTTTTTAACACGCACACGATCCTCAACTATTGCCTTTTTCTCATTAACGAATTCTGTGATTTCGCTAGAAAGGCTCTCGGTAACCATTTTGTCTAGTGCTTCGACCATTACTTTCTTATCGTGATCATAGCGGCTGGCCATTTCTTCGCGCAATTCAGCACGAATAGCCTCACGTGCCTCAACTAACTTGGCTTCCCAGGCTTCGTTGATAGCAGTACGAGTTTCCTCGTTAATGATGCCACTATCTAATAATGGTTTGATAGCATCAAACATTGCTGTCCCCTTTATAGTTTTAAGTCTTTGATAAGACGAGTTACTTCGTCTTTCAAATACTTCTGCACTTTATTGTCGTCTTGAATGTCACGAACATTCTCAAGCACACGGTGTCCATGACGCATATTCATTAAGCCTTCATAGATGGCTGTAGGATATGCATGTGGAGCACTTGGTTGTGCTACAATGTCTACTGTAACAATCTCGAAGTCACTGACGTGCCCAGTGGCATCATTGACATTACCGCTACCGCGGCTTGAAACACCTAGCTTAACGCCACTGTGTAGCATAGCTTGGATCAATTGACCCATCGGTGTTGGTAGAATCTTAAGTTTACCGTGTCCGCAAGGACCATCCATCCACATCTGCTGAATCATATGTGAGACGCGATCTAAATTAATTTTTAGATCATCTGGATGATCAACTTCGCCTAGAACACTGTAACCACTTTTAATCTGATCGTTGATCGTTGACACAGCACGGCTAATTTCACTGACAGGGTAGATACGCTTGTTAGCATTCTCTACCCCACCTTCAATGAAAATACCCTTCATATAAAGATCTTTACCTTCGCCGGATTTACTGTCCTCAAAAAGGACTTCCATGCCAGCACGATCAAAAGTAAGATTTTCTTTAAGGTATAAAGCCATTACTGTCTCTATTAACGAACTTTGCCGCCTACTAGGCTTTTGGTGTCAACGCCCATTTTGCCATCGGTTGTAGAACCTTCGGCTGCTGGGGCACCTGCCTTGTTGGTATAACCCTTGGTCTTAGCACCAGGAACGTTTTCAAAACTTCCGGCACCTGGTAGGTTTCCCTTGCCCTTGGCATATTGGTTGCTTGGGTGTGGAGTTGCTTTGCCATCAGGAGAAGCTTCTGCGTCCTTGCCTAAGTGAAAAGCCTTGCCGCCCATGTCGTTCTTGCTGGCAACTACGCTTTTAGCATTGGCGCCATTATCGCCACTCTTACCAAACTTGGTATAGTCGTTACCACCAACTTGCTCTACATACTCACGTAGAGTTTCGTCGTCTTCCATGGCTACTTCTTCTTTGCCAAACATGTCAGCATGCTCGGGCTCGTCTTGCTCGTCGGCCATTAGCTTGTCAAATTCAGCTTTGAGTTCGTCGAGAGCAGCTTCAAGATCCATTACGCGATCTTCAAGTTCTTCTTCGCCGGCTTCTTCGCCTTCTTCGCCTTCTTCGTCATCCATGTCCATTTCCATGTCAACGTCGTCGGTTTCTCCACCCATTGCATCATCTTCTGCTTCTGGTAGGCCTTCTTTGTCTACTTCGATATCGTTGACTAGATCTTCAACTTGTTCTTCGCTTTTTACTTCGTCGACCAAATCGGTTTCGTCAATTAGATTTTCATAGATTTCGCGGCTCTTTTCAACAACGATTTGATGGAAAAGTTCGCGAGCTTTGTCTTCTTGCTCATTGATGATATATTCAATGAGTTGTTCATATTGGGTCATAGGAGCTCCTTATAATTAAGTATTCGCTTAATGATATTTACATAATATTGTAATATTATGCTTTAAATGGGTGTTTTTTGAAGGATTTTGATTTATAAAGGTGGCATTCCACCAGCCTCAGCTGCTGGTTTATACTGTTTTGCCAGGCTTTCGACTTCTTTTTGATGTTCAAATTTCCTAAGATCATTCATGATTCTTAGGCGTTTGATCTGTGCCAATGTCAGACGACTCTTCCGAGTGTCTGACATACGCTGAACCGTATTATCGTCTTTTTCAGTACGATAACCGGGATCGTTTTTTGGATCAAATAACTCAGTTACAAACATATTAGTTATTTACCAAACGGTTATCAAACTGCACCAGTGGGTCCAGCTGTGACACCAGCAGGTGCTGCGCCACCAAGTCCGCCGGTGGCTGTTGCGCCCGGGGGTCCTGCAGGTGCGGCGCCAACTTCAGCTGCACCACCTTCGCCGGCACCTTCTTCACCTGTGGGCAATGCTTCGGCCGTATTTAAATCACTGCTGATTGCACCAGGTGTAATACCCACACTGCGCAATCCAACTTCGGTTTGTTCAGCTTTAGTTTCACCTTGCTCTTCTAACCACATGGATTCGTTTTCTTGCATTTCATGCTCGTCGAGCCCTAAGTAACGTTTCATTAAGAATCTTTTACTAAAGTATGGTACTGGTTCAAGTTGGGTAAATGTAGCGATTCTTGCTGCATCAACTTCAGTTTGACGATATTGAGCAAAGTTTTGAGGTTCGTTTAGTTTAAGTTCAAATAGTTGGCTGTCAATGTTAATACCGCGCCAACGCATAAACATCTTAAATTCTTGATCTAGCTTACCGCAGATCATGTTTTGTAGTCGAATGCAATAACGATTGAAACGCCATTCTTGAATAAGTGCTGTACCAACCCGTCCGTCATTGATAGACTGCGTACCGTCGTCTGCTCCAGTGGGCAAGTAACTGCTAGGTATACGTAGGCCACGGAATAGTTTGTTAGTAAAGAATCGCAAATCAGTAATTTCGCCCAAATTGGTCCCACCTGCCAGCGTTTCTACTTTACTACCGCGACCTTCAGCAGTCTGTGGAAAGAAAAAGTCTTCGTTGGTGCTAATAGGATTATATGTAGCATCCATCATGCTGGCGCCACCGCCAGTGCTGGTAGGGATACGTCTTTGTTGAATTTCATTTTTCACCCGCTCAACAAAGGCCATGGCCATATGACTGGGCATATTACCTACGTCAATGTAAAAAATTCGTCTTTCTGGTGCACGTTGAACACGATAGATAATGATAGCATCTTCGATTAATTCTTTTTGTTTGAAAACCTTGAAGACATTTTCTAATACACTGTTGCCAAAAGGCCAGAACAAGTCTAGTCCTTCAGTTAAACTTAAATGTACTACATGTTCGGCATTAATTGCTGCCTCATTTTGAGCTTGACTAAAACGAGTTCCACCGGCATACGGTGTTTTAGGTTGTACATAAGCACCGCTGGGTCCACCAACTTGAGGATGATTTACAAAAGTATCGCTAGTGTTAACTGCTGTTACAGTTAGATTTTGTAAATTAGGTGCAACTTCTTTAACAATGTATTGCTCGGGTTCTTTACCTTTGGCCTCATTGACAATAATTTTTACAACCTTACTCATTTCAACCCAATATAGTTGAAATGTTTCCGGGTCACGAATAAAAACTTGATCGCCATACTTTAACGTATTACGAACAATTTTAAAAATACGGCGATCTATTTCATTAAGAGTAACCCATTGTTGAAGTTGCTCTTTGATAATTTCAACTTCGGTATCCGTAGGGTCATCTTTGTAGTGCACATTAAACGGAAGTGTAGTAGTAGGATCCGGTTGACTGCAAAACTCAGCTAAAATATCCAAAGCAGCGTTAACTTCGCTATCCATATCCATTTGTTCGTACTGATTGTAACGCTCTAAACGATTAGGATGGCCAATGTAAACTTCGGGCAGATTACTTTGGTAATTACGATAGGTAGGACTACTCTGAGTAACTGTGCCTGTGATTGGGCTAACAGTGCCACCAACACTAGAAGATTTAAAATATTTGCGCCAAGTCATAAATTTGTTTCTTTCTAGCTATATTTATAGGTGTTAGTAACACTTTTATTTTAATAGGCATGATTCAACAACTGCTGATTGATATCCTTACTTTCGTTGGATATAGTAACCAACTTTTCGAAACGATCTGACTGCTCTTGCATGAGTACAATTTGCTCACGCATGGCATTTATCAAAGGTTCATTAGCTTGAGTAAATGCCAACTGTAGCATTCGTTTAGTATTATCATCATCGGGCAAACGATCAACACCGGGCATAGAAACTGTTGCCGATGTTTGATTAAACATTGATGTAGCTTGTCCGGCTACAAACTTCGAAGTATCTTTAATCAGAGATAACGGATCTACTAAACTGCGAGCAATTGGAGCAATAAAATTGGCCAACGTCCTGCTTTCTTGTGCTATATCAAATCCCATTGACTTGCCGTCAGTCATTTTAACAGTAACCGGTATAGTCTTATTATCTGGTAACGGCACAAATGCTTCATAGGGGAATCTAGGATTTTCGCCAGCAATTACCTGTTTTGGACCACGAATGATTCCACCAAGAGCCATGCCTGGTACTGGCACTGCCGAAGCTTCTTCGGGCGACATCGGCCCTGGCTCAGATGGTGCACCAGATTTTCCAGACTTAAACCAATCGTAGGCAGCACTAATCGCCGCTTCACCGGCCAGTCCCCCAATTATGCCGCCTATGAATGTTCCAGCACCTGGAATTATTGAACCTAAGGCTGCTCCTGCGGCTGCACCAGCTGCCTTTTTAGCTATCTTTTGACCCAGGGACATACCCACTGTTCCGCCTGCTGCTCCGCCAACTGCACCAACTACTGTGCTTACAGCACCATCAGATTCTTTGCCAGCTGTACCGGCTGCACCACTTTTACTTAATCCAAGTTCATCAATCTGTCTTTTCAATGTTGCTGTAATTTCCTTAGCAACAGTAGCAAAATTTTCCATTGGCCCTGTTAAATTTTCTTGGAAATCTATTCTGAGCTGTTGCATGGTGTTAGACAAATTGGTCATAGTCTCAGTAAACTTATCACCAGTGGTTTTTTGACCTTCGACATTTATTTTACCAGCTCTAGCAGCTTCTTCGGTGTATATATTTGATTGATTTATAGCATCTAACATGCCTTTAGCAGCGCCGCCCAATTCTCCTCCGACAGTATTTGCTGCAACGGCAAAATCTGTTGCTGCCAACCCTCCTCTTCTAAGTCTTTCACCAAACATTACATTGGCTTGTACAGACGCTTCGGTGGTCAACTGATTAGATGTTAATAATCGATAAATGTATTCTCCCTTTTCTCTAGCCGCATCAAGTTGACTTTCATATATAGCACCCTCAGTGCTTCTTACAATACCGCCGTAAATCACACGTTCGCGAAGATTACGCTTTTCCATTTCAGTCATATTGCCCATGGCTGCATTGATTTCAGCACGTTGATTTTTATCAAGACGAGCCATTTTTTGCTGGAAAGCTAATATTTCATTTTCTTGTCTAGCCTGGTCTACTTTTTTCTTGGCGTCTTCGCCTGTGATTGCGGCAATAATACGCAAATTTTCAGCATACTTTTGTGTTTGTGTAGCTATTTCGGTATCAGCCACGCGGCCTCCAATGCCGCGACGCATGTCTGCTGTAATCTGTGCATATAGTTCTGCTTGTTCTTCAAAACCAAATCCTAATTTGAGCAATTGATTACGAGCAGTGTCGCCACCAATTTTTATTGCACGACCAATTTGTCGTGCTCCTTCGGTGACTCCTAAACCACTTTGAGCTAGTTGAATTGAATTGTTTTTAACAACTGCTGCAAATTGATCTGTGGTTAATCCAGCATCCAATGCTGCTCGACGCATACCACCAGCACCGTCGGCAAACAGTGCACCGGCATTCGTAGTATCGTTAAATGCCTTAACTGTACGTTCAACTTCTTTGGTAAGAACTTCTATACCAAATTTAGCTAGTTTTCCAGCTTGTTGACCAAAAAATCCTATGGCTTCGCCGGCAAAAACTGCCGCACCTCCTAGTACACGAAGTTTCTTATTAGCCGATGCTGCTCCAACTGAGCCCAACGATGATATTGCGCCGCCTGCTGCTTGAGCTGCACCACCAGCTGCATCTGCTCCTGCAGTCATTATATCTGCGGCTAATTGTATGTCACTAGTGCCACTTTGTAGGTTGTTAACCACAGCTTTGGCACCAGTGGCGGCAGCTGATGCTAGTACACCAACAGTTTTAACTATGGCAGTGTTTAAATTAGATAAATTTGCTGTGGCCTGTAACGTTGCCCTGGTTTTTCTGATTTCTTGAGCAGTTAAATCTTCTCCGGCCTGCTCGGCCTTAATCAATTGTTCTTCTAACTCTTTTAACTGTTTAGAAACATCCTCATATTCTAAACTCTGACCTTTCATAACCTTACTAAGGTTACTTCTAATAGTGCTTTCTTTTTCTACAGTCTTTGTAAATTTCTTAATTTCCTCCATGGACTTTTTAATAGACTCAATTTGAGCTTTTTCTGTTTCCAGTTTTGCTTTGTTTTCCGTGTCTTGCTGTTGCCCTTGCTGCAAACGCTGCATGGCTTCAACATAGGCTTCAATTAAATCAGATTTATCCATGGTGTTTTTTTCAGGTAAATACAATTACTCAAATATATTTATAGGATTTCGAACCATGGAAAATCAGCGTGTAAACCCGCTGGCTGGACATTTTAGACAACCAGCCATTTACCTAAAACTACCCAGTCGAGGCCGTTGGTGGGGCGAAAATGCCTTAAACATGCCAGCCAATAGTGAATTGCCCGTTTTTCCAATGAGCGCCAAGGATGAAATCATTCTGCGTACTCCAGATGCACTACTCAACGGCCAAGGGTTAGTAGATGTAATACAGAGTTGTTGCCCAAACATTCAAGACGCTTGGTTGATGCCCAGTATTGACGTTGACGCTGTGTTAATTGCTATACGCATTGCCACTTATGGCAACAGCATGAGCTTTGACAGTAAATGCCCGCATTGCGGCGAATCAAACACACACGAAGTTGATCTTGGAAGTACTTTGTCTAAATTGGAGACACCCGACTAT